ACGAGTGGCAAGCTCGCAATATGGTGATCGTCGCTTGACTCAAGTGTTTGTGACCCAAGCAGGCACAGGGCATTTTGGTGTGACTCAAGGCACACAAAAAGCCACTACGCGTATTCGTCAGGGTGAAACCTATACCTTGTCACTAAATGCGCAGGGGACGGCAGGTTTTACCCGCACAGGGTTAAACTATGTGTACCTTATCCGCGAAGATGGTGGCAATTTTAGATTGCCAACTTTGCCGCTTACTGCATCATTGTCCCAACGCCCTAAAGTGACATTTACTGCGCCGTGGACGAGCAATCAAGTTCGGTTACTGATTGGCGCAAATGGCATATTTGAGGCGACAGACTGGTTCGCATTTCACAGCGTTAAGCTCGAAATGGGTAATGTTGCCACAGGCTGGACACCAACCGCCAAGGATATTGACGACAAAGTATCAGCGGTTCAGTCCAACCTCACCGCTTATCAGGCGGCACAAGCTAAAGCAGATCAAGCCAAAGCTACGCAGATTTCGGGGCTCACAACCCGAATGGGGGCAGCGGAAAGTAACCTCACTCGCACCGAACGGGCAGTGACGGAACTTAATCAGACAACGGTGACGACACTGCGTGATCTAACCGCGCGCACCAAAACAACGGAAGGTTCGCTCTCTCGTTTGGAAACCGCCAAAGCAAGTAAAACTGAGGTGGCAAGTATTGCTCAAAGCTCCTTACAGTCAATTTGGAAAGCTGATGCAAAATCTGCCGTTGATTCACTTTCTATCGGTGCAAGGAACTTACTGATAGACAGTACTTACAACCAACACATCAACTACAATACAAAAATGTCATCAATCACACGCACAGTCTATCGCGGCAATATGTTGATACGACTCGGAATGCTTGGTGGCGCAGGTGTGGCCGGTATTGTACAAGCACCAGCCGCTCAAGTAAGTAATATCAGACAGGGTCAAGAGTACACACTTAGCCTGAATGTACAGGGTACAGCCGGCATACAAAAAACGGGGCTCAACTATGTATTCTTGATGCGTGCTGATGGGGCTAATCAACGGTTAGCAACAATACCTGTTATAGCCAGCCTATTAAACAGACCTAAAATAACCTTTACTGCCGAATGGACAAGTGAGCGAGCCTATCTGCTTGTTGGTGTAAATGGTACTTATGAGACCACAGATTGGTTAGCGTTTCACAGCGTCAAACTTGAAAAAGGCAACGTAGCCACAGACTGGACGCCAGCACCTGAAGATGTGGACAGTGCGGTTAGTGCAGTTTCGGCTAAAATTGATACTATTCAGGAGACTTTAGCGAATGCCGACTCTGCATTAAGCTCTCGTATTGATGCCGTTACTGCTTCTGTTGGCTCAAACTTGGCAAAAATTACTCAAGTGAGTAATGCTGTAGCCGGTGTGGACGGCAAATTATCTGCTACCCATACCATCAAAACCGAAACCATTGCCGGTGGACGTAAAGCGATTGCCGGTATCGCACTTGGTGCCGCGGCAGACAATCGCAATGCAGAATCCTCTGTCATTGTAATGGCAGACAAATTTGAGGTAGTAAAAAATGCTCAAGACGGCCAACCGGTACGATTGTTTGGTGTGGCTCAAAATAAAGTTGCGATTAATGGGGATTTAATTGCAACAGGTACAATTAAAGGTAGCCACATTGATGCAGACTCAGTAAGAGCCGGAATATTGACGGCGGGAGCTATCCGTACGGAACACCTGGCAGCAGGGCAAATATCGGCGGATAAGTTAGCGATTGGGCTAGGTGGGAATTTGCTGGTTAATCCTATTTTTGCAACACCCGATTTGTCAATAGCTCCGTTTGGCTGGAACTACTGGCGAGGAGAAGTTGGTGATCGGCTAAATATTGACACCCGTAATATTTTCAATAGGAATGAACAAGATAATTACGGACTAAAAAATGGAGGACTACCAAATGAGTTAGTATTTTCGATGCGGTATAGCACTACAAAGGAAACCTCTGATACTGGGCGAATTGGGTGGTTATCTCAGGATATTAATGTTGTGCCTAATAAAAAATATATTGCCTCCGTATGGTTAGCTTGTCATCGTGGGCAAGCTAAATTAGTCATTGAGAATATCGAAAAACCTGGTGGTGCTTACTTAGGTCGGATAGGCAACAGCGAGGTAATTACTGGCTATAGTGCTCATCAAGGCGAATTTAAAAATATGAAACGGGTTAAGGTTGTATTTACTGCACCTACTTCAGGCTGTATTCGTTTCGCATTACGATTAGATAATATTCAAGGTAAAGCTAATCCATTTTTATTTGCTCGTAGGCCAATGCTTGAGGAGGCTAGTGATAATGTTACAGATATCACTCAGCCTAGCCCTTGGCAAAATGCCGGTGTAACCGCTATCCACGGTGGCTCAATAGTTACTAATACCGTTACTGCTCAACAAATTGCAGCAAATACCATTACCGCCAACGAAATCGCAGCCGGCACGATTGCAGCTCGAAATATGGCAGCAAACTCGATTAATGCAAGTCATATTGTGGGGAGTTCGATCACTGCGGATAAGCTAAATGTAAACAATTTAGCGGCAATATCGGCAAATCTTGGTAAGGTAACTGCTGGTACAATTACAGGGACGACAATTAGTGGTGGGACAATTTCAGGTACAACAATTACAGGGGGAATAATTAAAGGAGCAAGAATTGAGGGATTAACAGGTAAATTTACTGGAGAACTTGAAATCAACCAATTGATCGGAGGTAATATCTATGAGGCTAAAACTTGGACATCAAAAGCAACAGGGAAAAGTAAAACATATTCAGAAACGAAAAACAGTTTTGCATTAAGTGATACATATTATGAGTATGTATGTCAATTTGTACTACCTGCTACAAAAGCGACGAGAACATTGTATGTTGTCCACACTCCAACAGGAGAGAGTAAAAGCGAAACTTTTTATGGTAGTGGTAGTAATCGGACACCGACAACAATTACATTACCGTCTGTAATTGATATTAGCAATACTATTTCACCTAATGTATCTAACCCATTTAATGATTCTGGGGCAATACTCATTGCTAATACTCAATATGTAGTAACGTGTCGTGCGTGGTGTGCAGGGCGTGGGAGAAGTGCTAAAGTGAATTTTCGAGCAATTATATCATCTACAAATGGTTCATCTTATCAATTATAGGAGGCAAATATGAAAAAAATTATACTACTTACAACAATTATGGTTTCAGCTTGTACAACTCAATATAAGCAAGACTATACAACAAAACCAACCTTTTGTTATCAACTAGCCCCTCAAGAGCAATTACCGGGGAAAAACTGTATTGGCTCAGGAGGGCATTCAGGTTAACAAAGTAATTAAATCCTAATTACACGCTCATCGCCTGTAGGCAATTCAACGGCAAGTTTTAACTTACCGCCCATTGCTTCAATATAGCGTTTGAGCGTGGATAATCTTGGATCGTTATCTTTCTGTTCAAGTTTAGCAATAGCAGGCTGTGAAATACCGAGAGCTGTAGCTAATTGTTGTTGAGAGAGATTTAGCTCTTCTCTTAGTTTTGAAAGTTGTATCTCTCTAATCATTTCTTGAGCCATATCTTCCACTTTTTGGCGGCGTTCAGGAGAGAGTTCATTGAGCATTTGATCTAACGTTTTCATTTTCTTTCTCTAAATTATTTAAATAGGAGGTAAATTCCGCATCAGCAAGAGCGATCATTTTTTCATAGAATCTTTTGTCTTTACCTTTCTCGCCAGCACAAAGTACTATCGCTTGGCGTAAAGGGTCAAAAGCATAAAATGCTCGAATTGGCTTACCTTTGTTTTGAATGCGTAACTCTTTCATATTAGGGAATTTAGACTGATAAACTGTATCAGCATAAGGTCTGCCTAGACTATAACCGAATTTCCGCAGATAGATTAAACAAGCCAAGACACGTTCTTGAGTACTTTCATCTTGTTGACCGAACCATTCATCAAAGCAGTCAGTCGTGATAATAGACCATTCTATAGGGTCTGCCATTTTTGAACCTTTTATAACTTACTATTTATAAATGAAGTATAAATAAAAGGTTATATTATGTAAAGCAATTTACTCTTCCTACTAAGCCGTTTGTATGACTACAAGCGGTCTTTTTTTATCAACAATCCACAAAAGGAAAAATTATGACAACTTTTAACAAAATCTTAAACCCAATGTATTCCACCATCGCAAGCTACTCAACGCAAGATGACGGCTCGCTCAATGCTAAATATGTGGTCGGTACAGGCGATGATACCGATGGAGAAGTAACAAACTTTGTAATCATCACAAGTGAGTACAAATACATTGATGCACAGTCCGCCAAGGAGATTACTGATGCACCGCTAACAAAAGAGGATATTGGCAAAACGCCAACGCAGATTATGTTAGGGCGTATCTATAAGTACTTAAAAGAGACGGGGCAGATTGTAGTTTAATTTAGTAACTTTTGAAGACTAGCTCATCACCAACGTGTTCCATAAATGTACCGTAAATGGTGTTATTTAATGTAAAAAGATGTGAAATAATGGTAGGTAATATAGAGGGGTTATCTCTATAAGTCTTTGTTTTTATTAGTTAAAATAAACGCCTTTTATAAAATACCTATCGCCCTTCTAAGGCGTGGGTCAAAGGTTCGAATCCTTTAGGGCGTGCCATTAAATTCTTTTAAATTCAAATACTTACACAGCCTCAAAAACTCACGCTAAAGAACTATTTTCTGTATTGTGACAAAATTGTGCCAAAGTAAAGTTTACTGGTTCAAACAAAAAAGCCATCTAGCTCTATCTCACTAAATGGCTTTATTTTATCTTTTA